TGAACACGATTGAACACGGGGCATTGAACGGCGTTCGGTAATGTTCAACCCTTTAGGGTTGAACATTTGAACATGAACGCCAGAGTTCGTTTCAATGCCAGTAGCGTTGAACATGATGGCAAAAATACCAGAACGCAAAAACGATTGAACATGAAGACCAGCGACATAACCAAAAACAGCAGAACGCGCAGGATGGCCTACAAGCCGTATCTGGCGGCAGGTGGCTATCATGACATTGCCTTGCCACCATTCGCCTTCTGTGCGCAATCCTTGGCCGCCTGCGCGCACGTTACGCGCCCGCCCGTCTTCTGCAAACTGCATATCAGAATATTAAGCGTAAGTGATGGCCGCCAAAAGTGGACGGCAGACCGTTCACAAATGCCACGTGCGGCGGTATCGGTGTAGGCCATGCCCATCTATGCATAATATCTATTATGTTAACTTTCAAACAAGAACCAAGGCAAAAACGATGAAATCCAAACGAAAACACGCAACCAGAAACGATGTGCCCCCCCAGAGACCGTCCATGCGCGTCCATGCCAGCGCACAAATTTTGGCAGATTTTCGGGATCGGGCGTTGGCGTATGCTGCTGGCGGGGCGTTGAGAGATGCGATTGATGGCGGGGTTGGGAGCAGGGTGGCGTACACGTTGCGTTTTGACGGTGACGAGTACGAGGTAGAGGTGGTTGTTAATCGCGTAAAGGTGGGGCAATGATGAAGGCATACTATCAAACTGACATGGCCACGTTGTACAATGGTGATTGCATTGACGCGTTGAGAGTGTTGCCTGACAAGTCTGTGCAGTGCTGCGTTACGTCACCGCCGTATTACGGTCTGCGCGACTACGGGACCGCGACGTGGGAAGGAGGGGACGCGGCGTGCGACCATAAAGAGCGAAACGGGCGTAACGACAAAGGCCGATGCTCTGACGACACAAGGCCGGGAAATATCAATCCATCGCCGGTTGATACTGCCATCCAGTTTTGCGACACCTGCCGCAAGTGCGGTGCCCGGCGCGTGGACTTGCAAATCGGGCTTGAGGGTACGCCTGATGAGTACGTGGCGAAGATGGTGGGTGTATTCAGGGAGGTGCGGCGGGTGTTGCGGGACGATGGGACGGTGTGGCTGAATCTGGGGGACTCGTATGCCAGTTACAGAGACGGTAAGGCCACGCCTGACACATCACGCGGAAACAGCAATGGGACGCTTGTAAAAAAAGGTGAAGCCAAGAACCGCATGGCGTCTACCTTTGTTGGCACACCAGTAAAGCACAAAGACCTCATCGGCATCCCGTGGCGCGTGGCGTTCGCGTTGCAGGCAGACGGCTGGTATTTGCGGCAGGACATCATCTGGGCGAAGCCGAACCCGATGCCGGAGAGCGTGACGGATAGGTGTACGAAGGCGCATGAGTATATTTTTCTGCTGAGCAAGGCGGCGCGGTACTACTACGATGCGGAGGCGATCAAAGAGGAAAGTGTTGACCCCGAAAGCCATAACGGAAGGCGCAAGCGAAATCACCAAAAGTTTGATGGTGAGCCAATGTCTGACACGCGCATAGGGTTTGCAAAATTGGATGGACAAAAATATCCCACCCGCAACCGCCGATCCGTCTGGACCATCGCCACAAAGCCCTACAAGGGCGCGCACTTCGCTACATTCCCGCCAAAGCTGGTAGAGCCGTGCGTACTTGCGGGGTGTCCTGCTGGCGGTATTGTCCTTGACCCGTTTGCTGGCAGCGGTACAACTGGCGCGGTTGCTGTATCGCACGGCAGGAAGTTTATCGGGATAGAGTTAAATGCCGAGTACTGCGAATTGGCGCGAAAGCGGATTGGGGATGCATCAGCGCAGGTGATGTTACCGATGTAGAGCTGATATAATTTTGCTGGTGGCTTAAAACTTGCATGGCAAATAACATGGAAAAATACGATGTGATAGAGGGGGATTGTTTGGAAGTGATGGGCGGGATGGATAGTGAGTACTGCGCCATAGCACGGGCGCGGATTGAGTACGCTTGTAACAAAACCGGAGAGACAAAATGAAAATGGCATGGGCGGTAATTGACAAACGGGAATCCATTTACGCGGCGTCTACCAAAAAGAGGCTGGCCGAAGTTTACGCACGGCTGACAGGGATGAAAACAACAGAGGTTCCAGTTGACACAGTACTCGCAAAAGATAACGAAGACATGTGGCAAGTGAAAATGTGGAATGGCAGCGTGCTTTGTGTCAAGTGCTTTTTCAGAGACAAAAGCGATTTGGGCACAAAAATTGTGCCAAACTCTGACGGCTCTGTGGTGTATTTCTTTTGGGCTGGATTTGCAGTTGACGAACGTGATGCACGCGAAAAGGCCTCTCAGGCATACGAGCTTGCTATTAAAAACGGAGACGTGAAACGAGCAATTGACAATCACAAGGCAGAACAAATCGAGAGACGCCAAGCGGAGATTAAAGAACGGGAAGATTACAAAGCTGTGTATCCAGATCGTAGCAACACTGCGTGCCACGAAATTGACGTGCATTAGCTGAAAGACAAACCAACAACAAAAAGGAAAGCGATGAGCAAGATTGACGAAAAGGCGGAGGCGTACAGAAAGCAGTGCGAAGAACTTCGTGCGGCGCTGGCGAATGAGATCGCCGCGCTGATTGAGGTAAACTGGCCAGCGATTGACCGTATCAGGACAAAGGAAGGGCAGAACGGCGAGGTGGCGGTCGCGATGCAGATCAAGATTGGCGGAAGCGGCGCGCTGACTGGACATGTCAAGATGGCGTATGCCGAGAAGTACACCGACGAGGGTGACGTTCAAGTAGCCGATCCGAGCCAGCCTGAATTGCCGGGCTGATGGACAACCAAAACACGAATTGCAGTAACAAACTCCCCCGCATTTTGCGGGGGTATTTTTTTGCTTTGCACCTTGACAATCGCCACGCCGTGTGATATAGTGCGGCGATGGCGAATGACACGGATACGCTGGCGGCTCTGCGCACGCTGACGCAAAGCGACGTCAGCGCACGCTATATTTACAATGCGGTCGCGCCTCTAAATATCGCGGAAGGTGCAAAGCGCAGCAGTAAGACATATTCGTGGACGCTGGCATTCGGGCTATTTGCGCGGTGGCAGATCGCGCAGAATCCCGGTGCGCCGTTGCGCTTTCTTGCTGCCGGGCGAACGATGGACAGCGTCGAGGCGTCAATCGTAACCACGGCACAACAGCTCTTTGGCAGATCAAACGTGCGGTATAAGATCGGGTGTATGACACTGTTTGGCGCGCCCGTTGACGTTGTAGGGGCGAACGACGAACGCATGGCGTCAACGATACAGGGGCGCACATACGCTGGTGGAATCATTGACGAGCTTACAGTTGTACCGCGTAATTTTTTCGACATGGCAAAAGCGCAGATGAGCGTGAGCGGATCGCGGCTTTACGTTACGTGCAATCCCGACGGGCCGCACCATTGGGTGATGAAGGACTTCATCGAGCGCGCCACCGGCTGGCCGATTTACTCATGCAAGTGGAAGTTGTCGCGGGAATACAATCCGAGTCTTTCCGAGGATTACATCGCGGACATGCACAGGACTTGGCCGGTCAATTCGGTGTTTTACAGGCGCAACATTTTAGGTGAGTGGTGTAGTGCCGAAGGTGTGGTATATGACATGTTCGACGGCGCGGTGCATGTTGTGAAAAGCATACCGCGCGAACGAGTGATTGAGAGTTTGATAGCGGTGGACTATGGCACAAGCAATCCGTTCACGGCGGGCATATACGAGATGACAGATGACGGGCGGGTGTATCTGTCAAAAGAATATTGGTATGACAGCGCGACAACTGGAAAGCAGTTCACCGATGAGCAGTATGCCAATGCGCTACAAAAGTTCATCAAAGAAAACTACTGGACGGGAGACACAATCGTATGCGACCCCAGCGCGCTGTCCTTTATCACCCTGCTTAAACAGCGAGGGTACAATGTCCAAGGCGGAGATAACAGCATTGCTGACGGGGTGCGCACAGTGCAGACGATGCTTGCGGGCGGAAGGTTTTTCGTACATCAATCCTGCACGGAAACGATAAGGGAATTCGCGCTGTACACGTGGGACACCAAAAAGCAAGCGCAGGGCATTGACATGCCTATGAAGACGAACGACCACGCGATGGATAGAAACAGATACGCGTTGATGCAGTTACGCGGCGCGATGGGGCTTACAGACGCGGAACTGGAAAAGCTACGCGCTGATTTACCGTTTTGACGGAGGTGACTATGGAACGAAAAAAGCAGAAGGTAGACAAGCACAAAAATTTCGATGTGTATCTTGACCTGTGGAATTTGTACGAGTGTTGCGTGGACGGGATGCCCGCGATGCTTGACTACCTGCATAGGTACCCCGCCGAAAAAGCGGACAAGTACGAGTACAGAAAAAAGCTTGCAACATGGCACGGTCTGCCTTCCGAAATCATCCTGCGGTGGAACACCACGTTTGATAAGGCAATCGTGCAGTGCCAGCCGCCGCCGGTGTTACAGCCGGTGCTACAGGACACGGGCGGCGACGGCAGAAACGTCAAGTCATGGCGGCTCGACGTGTTTGATGCGATGGCAACATACGGGGCCGTCTGGGGTTTGATAGACGCGCCGTCAGCTACAGGAGAGATACAGACAGAAGCGCAGCGCATAGCGGCGGGCATCAATCCATATTGCGCGGTCGTGACGCCGCCGCACGTTTGGAATTGGCGACAAGATGCACGGCAGAAGCTTACGATGGTGCTGTACGACACCGGCGAGATGCGCATGGCGAATGACGGCGACAAGGAAGTTGCGGTCAAGGTATTGCGCCGTTACGAGCTTACGCCCGGCGGCGCGATTGCAAAAGACGTGCTGGTGAACGACGCCGGTGAAATTGTCAGCGAGGGCGACAATGCGTCTGATGTTGGGATAGTACTGGCAGACGGCACGGTGCGCCTTCCGTGGATTCGTTCGGGGCTTGTCAAGTCAAGACGAAACGATGGCTTTTACCGATCACCGCTTGACGGCATAGCAGAGAATGCGCGGCAGCTTTTCAACATTCAGAACATGAATCAATTGCTGTACTACAAGGCAGCGTTCTCGTTCCTGATCTGGCCTGCTGGGCGCAAGGTGAAACAGCTCGGACAATCCAGTATTGTCGAGTTGCAGAAGGACGACATCACGCCGCAGTACATTGAGCCAACACCGGTGCTGTTTGACAAGTTTTCTGACTACACAGACGAGGCAATCAAAAACATCTTCGTGTTGGCCG